ATCGGCAACCAGGGCCGCGCCCGAGACGGTTTTAATCGCCTTCGCGCCCAGACCGGAGATATTCAGCGTCGAGGCGGTGGTGTTGGTGGTGCCCGGTGAAAACAGCACCAGCATCCCGGCCACATACGCGGCCAGCGCCGGAGAAGGTGTCAAGACGTACACGTCGACCACGCCGGCATCGGTGCCGGTGATAATCGCCGGGCCGGTAAAGCCGTTGACGGTGTTCTTCAGTACCTTCTTGATCAGACGCAGATGGTCATCGCCCTGACTCTTCGGATCCCCGGCAATCGGGTTGGTGATGGTCAGGTCATTGATGTAAGTTCCCGTTTCCAGTCCCATAGTCAGCCCTTGTAAATATCCGACCGCGGCCGGGTAGGTAGATCAGTGAATAAGGTCGCTTTCGCCTTGGTGCGGTGCTCCTTGTCGTTGACTTCGGCAATCGCCAGGTCATAGGCCTGTTTCCAGACCGCCAGGGCGTCGACATCGCGGATATAGGCCGCCAAATCGATCAGGGCAGCGTACAAATAAACATCAGGATGAGACAGTAAAAGCCAATTATTAACATTGCTATCGCTTAAGTTATCGGCGGCGGTGTAGCGAAAAGAGAACGTATAGGCTAGATTGGCCGGCACATCAAAGGCGATAGTCGCGCCGTCAATGGTCCAGTATTCCGGCGTGGCCGGAGTGACCGAGACCGGCAGTTGATCGACCGGCACGAACGTCAACGGGTCCCTCGGCTGCCAAGTGGTCAGCCACAGTTCAATCGGCGCGATAAAGCCCGCAGGGAGCGCAATCGTGCGTGAATCAATCGTTGCCGTCAGCGTGGTTTCTACTTCCTGCTGGCTAAACTCGATCACCCGATTGATACGCGATTCGGCCAGGCTGATGAAGGTCCCCAGCTTACTTGTCAGGTCGCTCCGGTGGCTCCAGTCAGCCAGTGCGGTCTTGAGTTCGGCATAGGTGGAGATACTCATTTACGCGCCTTGCGTTTGATCGGCGTGACGTTCGGCTGGGCCTTGGGTTTGTCCTCGACCACATGCCAGCCCATCGCCTCATGCCGCTTCAGTTCGTCCGGATGGTAAACGTGCATCCGGCCGTGGTTAGGGTGTTCAATCAGGATCGTCGCCATTTAGCAGCCCTTTTTACCGCCGCCGCCTTTTCTGCCTTTGTCTTTCTTCTTCATGCTTCCGCCTTTGAGATAGCGGTATTCTTTTCGCGAATACCGAGGGTTGATACCGAGCGGCCTGACTTCGCCGCCCATTGAGTGAAACTGTCCAGCAAGGCCGGATCGTCCGCATCGTCAATGATCACCGTCGCGCCTTTTAACGCTTCATCGATCAAGGTAAACGCCAGCGATCGGTTGCCGAGTTGACGGTTCGGACCGTCGAGCACGGCCAAATCATAATGGCCGGTCGTTTCGTAGTCGTACCATGCACCGCCTTCTTGATCTTTCAAATCAGCCAGGAGAAGGTGCGCATTGGTGATGCCGAAACGCTTGAATTGATTGTTCAGATGCGAGGCAAAGATCGGGTCAGACTCGACCGAGATAATACTGGCCTCCGGATTCGCTAACGCCATAACCAATGTGGTCAGTCCGGAACCGGTTTCCAGGATGCTCTTTGCCTTCTTCGCCGCGTGCCAGCAGGCCACCAGCGTATTCGGATTCGCCGCGAATGGGTTCCCCCAGCCGGTAATCAACGCCTGCACGGTTTCGCCGTCAAAGACGCCCTGTTTCATGCGCTCAATCGCCGCCTCGAAACTCTGCTCATTGACGCCGTAAGCCCTGCGCCAGTAATCGCCCAACGAGCCTTCCCATTCATGGGTGCCGGAATGGGTGAAACGCATTTCGGGGTCGACATACAGTTTGCCGCCCAGGGCTTTCCACTTCTCACAGAACGCATAATCCCCGGAATAGCGGGTGCCATTCTCATAAGTACGCTCGAATAGGATCACGTGCGGCGGGTCCTCGTGCGATTGGCCGCGCCCGTAGAATTTGCGGTCGCCGTAGGCTTTCAGCATCTGCTCGATGCATCGCCGGGAAATGCGCAGGAATCCAGTCGGCAGCCCTTCGACTTCCACCAGCCCATGCTCATCCGCCCACAGTTCCGCGCCGTCTTTGACTCGCACTGGATAGCCTTCGCCTTCCTCTTTCAAGGGATAGACGCCGGCTACCATGTCAACCTCGGCCTGGATATTGGCCAGTCTGAGCAGTTCGGCAGCCGAGAATCCCACATCGTTATCGATGAATACCAAATGGGAGGCGTCCGACATCATAAACTGCCGCACCATCGCGTTTCTGGCGTCGTCGACATGGCAATGTTCGGCAATATGACACAGGTCGACGGGAATGTTTGCCCGTGCCAAGGCCGCCACGCCAGCCGCCAGAGCGTGCGTATAATTCGCGTGGAATTGATACGCCGCGGTGGCGATAAACAGATGCAGAGGCCCCGACTGGGGAGCCTCTGTCAGGTAGGTTCGCGCCATTAAACGATGCCCAGCGTGTTGAGCTGGCCGATTAAGCCTTCAACATCCACTTGCAACTGACGGACGCGAGTCACCAGCGCAGTCGCGGCGGTGGATGTGGAAAACCCCCACTTACCCGACGTTGCGACCTGGGAAATAACGGTTGTTCCGACCGCAGTCACAGCAGTAGCCGCTACGGCGGTTTTCACAACCGGAGTCGCCCCGTAGAAGCCGAGTTTGTCGGTGGTCGCGCCGCCGATCTGCGCTCCGTCCGGAGTTCCGCCGTCCAACCTTTCAAATGTACTCATGTTTTAATACCTCAAATTCTAAGAAGCCCCGTAGCGATACAGGGAGAGATGTTAAGCGTTAGCTGAACCAATCAGTCGGCAGCCCCATTGCGGCCGCAAGGCATGGAAGCCGTACAAAATATCGAGTCTCAAAATGAGTCGATCATTGATGATGTCGGAATCCTGCCAGCAGCGGATTGAAATGCCGTCTTTCACCTTGCGAACGCACTTGTTCGATTCTTCATACAGCGGTAAATCGCCGGTGATGAACTGATAGGCGTTCTTGTGGTACATCAAACTTTGCACGTAGCTGGTGGAAGCTGCGCCCACAAAGGTCAATGTTTTGGCATTGAAGTCGGTAGTCGCCAGGTTTGCTCCAGAGGCCGCGCAAACGTTTTTCTTCGGTCCAGTCAGGATGAAGGAAGGGTAAACGGTGGTGGTGGTTGCCCCGACCGCGGTAATCACGAACTGCTTTAGGTGCGGGTAAGGCGCTTTGGTTTCCGGGTGACAGTCGTACACGCCGGCAATCGTGAATACGCTGCCGACGGTCTGCTTGGCGACCGGCAGCAAGGTATGCGCGTCAATGGTGTTGCCGCCATCCGTAACCAGTGCCGCCGCGTCAGTGTCTGCGGTTACGTCGTCCGAGTGGGTCAGCGTCCACATGCGCTCGTTTTCGTACAGGTCAGCCATCGCCAGGCGCTTGTAGAAGCCCTCGCGCATCGCTTCGGAAACCTGCTTGGCATCGTTCTGATAAGCCGCCATGCCGTTGACCAGCTTTGACATGGTGACAGAATCGGTCATCAGGTATCGCTTGCCATCGATAGGGGCAAGCGCCTGATTCAACTTGGCTCTCGCCAGGCCGGGGACGGTCATATCGGTCATCGCGGTGCCGGCTGTTCCCACCAAGTTGGCGGTCGCTTTGGTCGCATAGGCGATGAAATCCGATTCAATGATCGATACCAGTTTGCTGGCAGCCGGTTGAATGTGATTCTTGCTCAGTTCGTTGAATGCGCCGTCACTGTTGACCGATTGCAGCAACTCTTGCGAGGTGAACTGCATCGCTACGTGCTTACGAGAAGCTAGCGTCATCGTTTGATCAGATTCGGTGGTTTCCTGAATATTCAGAATCGCGCCGTCGGTGACTTCGTACTCGTTGGGCTCTCTAACGCGCAGAGTAGCGCCCTGCTTGCCTTTGCCGCTGTCTTTGAATTGGTCGTCATATTGGCGATCAACCGTGCCGATAAAAGAGGCTTTTTCGTGGATGATGTCCAGCGCCTCTTTGGTAATCATGTCGATTACTTTAAAAGTATTACTCATGGGTTAAGTCCTGTTTCAATGCTGATGTGATGTCTAAAATAAATAATCTCACCCACCTTTCCGGCGCTGCTCTCGGCGTAGCCGCGAGAATTCAGCGTCTGAAATGTTGGGATCAAGGATCGATCTTGGCTTCGCACCAGCCTTGCCGCCGACGGTTGGAACAGGGTTCGCCGCTTCTGGGGGATTGGGTTTCTTGGCCGCCTTCGCTTTCTCCAGTAACTTCTCGTAGCGCATCGCATTGACGGCTAGCTTGATGTTGCTGGCTCTGGAGTGGTTTAAATTCATCAGGTCCTGATCGTTGTAGCCCTTGCCGCGCAAGAACTCGATCAGTTCGCCTTCTTCTTTCTGCCGCACCGATTGGTCTGCCCACTCCGGCAAATAGTCGGTCACTAACTTGGTTGCCTCTGTTGCCAGATGCTGTTGCAATTGTTGTTGCTGCTGTTGCGTCTGCTGCTGTTGCAGGTAGGCTTGCGCCGCCTGCGCCTGCTGCAAGGTCGCTTGCCGCTCTTCAAAAATCGCCTTTTGCCGCAAGTATTCGTGCGGATTGTTGTCCAACAAGTCCTGCCAGTTCGGTTGCCCTTCTTGTGCCCATTGCTGGGCCTGCTGCTGGATTTGCTGGATCGCCTGCGCAAGCCTATATTGTTCGGCTTGATGTTGCTGTTCCTGCGCCTGCCTTTGCTGCTCAATCTCTTTGCGTAGATTAGCCGCCTCTTCAAACCGCTTACCCGCCGTAACTTCACGGCTATAAAGGTCTAGCGCTTTGTCTGGATTTGCATCTACAAACTCAGCAGGATAGCGGGAGATTAATTCCTCCCGCGTTACTTCCCGATCCTTGCCGTCGATTTTGCGCTTAAATACAACGGGTTTTTCCGCTTCGCCGTCGCCGTCTGTTGATGCGCCTAAGTGGTCGTCACCATTCAGTGCATTAATTAAATCGGCGTCTGTGTCATGCGTTGCTGCATCACTTACAGAGTCCGCGTCTGTGACGATAACTTCTTCTGTCATGAGTAGGTCCTTAAAAAGTGCCGTGCATCTTCACACGGGGCAAATTGGCTAGGCCAAAATGTAATTTTCTTCAAAAAACTTTTTTGCCACATACCATTTATCATTGGCATTGGCTGAATTAACGGCAATCATGCCGCCTTCTTCCGGCGTATCCTCATGACTTACTGAAATACCAGTCAAATCCTCGCCGGGAATGTAGGGACGCATGGATTGCGTGTTCTTTTTTCGATACTCTTTATATTCACT